GATAATACTCTATTAGCTACTAGATCTGGTAGGTCTACATTAAATCCTGTAGTTGTAGTAACAGGATATTGTAGTGTTCTAGCAAACTGTTCTTCTAATTGTTGCAACATAGCAACATTTTTATCTAATTCTGTATTAAGTGTTTGTATAGGAAAGTTACCAGATACAGGAAAGTCTGATGTTCTTTCAATAGCTAGATCTCTAACTATAGTAATTTTATCATTCAGGGTAGCACCTGATCCTCCTAATGTAATAGATCCCCCACCTGTAACACCTGCACCAATAACACTGTATTGTGATGCAGATGAAGGTGAGTTGTTATAAGTAAGGAGTGTCGTACCGTTGTAAACTTTTAAGTCAGCTACATCAAAGAACTCAAATGGTACAGCAAATGTAGTCTGTCCAGACGTAGCTGTATATTGTATTCTAGGTGTAATATCACTTATCTGTAATGCCATTTAAAATCTCAAGCCTTTTTCTATTTTATCAAATACACTATCCAAATACCATATATTGTTTAATGGTACAAGTTTTCTTATACGTCTAGCTGTATGATGTGTATGTCTACCTCTACCCCAATCATAGAGTATTTGTGCTACAGTTCCTATATTACTAGCTAATGGTGTAATACTACCAGCTTTACTTGTTAATGAAGTACCATATGGTCTACCTTGCCCTAGTAAAGGTCTTAAACCTAATTCATTATCTGATAAAGATTCTATAATTCTATTAACATCTCCAAATATACCAAATACACCACCTCTCTCAGCACCATCTATTAGCTTTTCAGTCAATGATTTTTTACCATAATCTTTACCATAATCTTCAGTTCTACTTTGATCCACTATCATACCAAATGCTGTTAAAGCAACAATATCACCTATTAACTTTTGGTCTTTTCTTTGCATACCTTTGATTAATAGTTTTCTAGTCATATCTAAACTAAACTTTTTATATTGGAAAAATAAAGATCCGATCTCTGCATTGGCTATTAATGGAGCAGAACCATCTCCAGGTGTAATAATTAACTCATCAACATAATCGTTTAATGCTCTATTAAACTTAAATGCTGTTGTAGAATCATCCCACAAATCACTATTAGCTACACTAATCTTTTCATAATCCCATTTGTTAGCACCAGGACCAAATCCTTTTTTTGAGTAATTATCCCATATTTTAAATGCATCATCTGTACTAATACCTTTTTGATTTAAGAACATTCTTTCTACATCAGTAGCTTTACCAGCAACTACATTAGATATCTTAATTAGTAGGTCATCCCCTCCCCATAAAGTAGCATATGTTTTTGTTATTGTAGTAAATGCATTTTGTAAGTTTCCATATTGAAAGTTCATAGCTCCCAACTTTTGTAGTTTAGCTTCTATACCAACAAAACTACTTTGAATAACATCATTACCAGAAAGTATTTGTGCTCTTGAAAATTGTAATGTTAAGTCATTTAACTGACCAATTCTTTTTCCAATAGGTTTAGCTGTCATATATGTTTTAGTAAGACCATTACTAAATGATTCAAATATTCTACCAAAATTTTGTTGTAAGCCACCAATAGTAACTAATCTACCTATATCTGCTAAAGTAGAAGCACCAGTTAGTTGTGTTAAAGTATTAAACAATTTAAAGTTTCTTATAGTAGTAGACCAAAATCCATGAGGATTATCACTTAATCCATATATTCCTTTTCTAAGATCTCTTAAATTTTCTAATCTTTTAATAATATCTTGACCTTCTTTTACACTCATTTTTTTTGCTGCAACCATTTTGGTTATCTCATCTGCAACTTGATTTAATCCAGGTGCATAACCTAATTCATCTATATCGCCAAACCATCCATATCCTCCTGGATCACCATATTTTTTTGTCATGACAATATCTGGAGTCATAGATCTATAATAAAATGATGATAATGTTTCTATATTTGTTTCTATAAAATCACCTGCAATTAGTTCATCTAATGTTGCATCATCTATTTTTAATAGTCTTTGTTTTAAAAACTTACTTGTAGGACTAATCTTCATTCTATAAAAAGCATTAGCATCTTCTAAATTGTCATATGGTTTTCTAAATGGATTATATTGTTTGAATGAATCTAAGATCTCATCAACTTCTTTAGGATCTACATCTGCTAATACTCTTTTCATAAGTATAGCTTTAAAAGAATCAAAGTTTCTTTCTATGTTTGTTCTTTTATATAATTGTGGTACATAGCCATCTATTAGTTTTTCTGTATCTTTCATTTGCTTTAATGTCATTTCTAAAGCATCTTCTAATTCTTTTAATGTCCATTCCTTTTTAGTTTTAGGATCTACAATCTTTGGTTTTACTTTTGAATTTTTAAATCTAGCAATAGAACTAGTTAGCCAATCTTCTTTCTTTAATAACTCTATTAAAAATAATTTAGTATCTATAATTTCTTGCTCATAAAATTTAAAAAAGTTTGATGTGCTTGTTGCTGCTTCACTTATGTATTTTTTAACAACTGTATCTCCATTTAACATCTGACCTTTATTTCTTACAGCTTTGTATACTGCTGTTTGAAAGTCATTATACGACAGCATTTGTTCACCATTTGGTAATGTCTTAGTTCTACTAAACATTAACTGTGCTTTTTTAAAATACTTAATATCTTTTCCAGTAAGTTCTTTTACATATCTAATGTAACTATTTTCAAGATTCTCAATAACAGACACTAAATGTGGTCTGTACAGTGTATTCATAATAATTTCTACACTATCTGGTGATGCAGCATATTTCTCATAATTCATAAAGATATCTGACTTACTTAAGTTAAGTAAAAACTCTTTTGCTTTTCTAGAAGGACCATTAAATATTTTATCAAATGCAGATAATCCTAATCCTTCTAAACCTAATCCAGTTTTAACTGGACTAATATCTTCATCCTTTACTGTTTTCTCTAATCTATTTTGAAACTTAATTTGATTTTTATCCATCTGCATTTTCTTTTCTATATCTGTAATTACAATAGAATCTTTCTTAATAAACTTTTCTCTTTCTTTCATTGACTCTAGTATGTATTTATTTACTTGTCCTCTTTCAGCTCTCGATACTTTCTTTGACTCAATGATTTGTCTTACTTTAAACTCAATCCACTCATCTTCAGTTTTAAAACCATATATTTTTTTGCCCTGTGCAAAACCTGACTTTAACTGTGCTATATTTATCTTTACAGTATTAGTTAAACGATCATACACTACACCAAAGTTTCTAATACTTGTTACATTAGTCTTACCTTTACCTTTAACTATAATATCAGTTCCGTAATCTTTCACTGCTGCTGATGTAATTTTAACTTTTAATCCATCATACTCTCTAGCTAATATTCCAGCTATGTTTTTAACTTTATCATTAAATCTAATTTTCTTTTTAGTTGGTTTAATCTCAGAATCTACAATCTTATTCTTTCTTCTATAAGGATTACTATTAGTACCTGTTTCTGTTTTACTTGCATTATTCCATTCATTTAGTTTTTCTTTTGTTGAACCTTCTTTTCTTGCATCATATTTATCATACTTAGAAAATTTATTTCCTATTCTGTTTATTACATAAGCACCACCCATAACAAAAACAGCATCTTGTAATGATCTATCTTCATCATCTAGTTGCTTAATAGCTTCTTCACCAGCAATACCTTTTGTAATTCTAGATAATCCTTTCTTACCTTTAAAAACAGCACTTAATCCAGGTGTCATACTCATCATACCTACTGGATCTAATAAAATTTCTGACATAAGACTTGTTGCATTAAATAAAGGATTTCTTAAATCTTCTTGCTTTTGATCGTACTCAGCAATCTTTAATGCTGATTCTTCTGCACTACCACTAGTATGTAATATTTTAGGTATTAAAAATTTTTTATCTGCTGGTATCTGAGGATCTGTATAAGGAGTATATCCTTCTTCATCTTTATTATTGTATTGTATTTCTTTTATCGTATTAGTAATAGCACCCCAAACTGTTCTATCTAGTACACCTCTTTTGACTATTCCACCTATTTCTCCTGGAGTAGGATCAGGTTCTACTTCTACAGAAGGATTATATCTAGGTGTAATATTTCTACCAAATTTAATTGGTTTCATAATATTCCTTACCAAATAGGTATAACATCAATCTTTTCTGATAATCACCCATGTTAGGAAATACAGCTAATAAATCTTCTTCTTTTCCACTTTGTATAGCTGACTGTAATTGATTTATATCTGGTTGATAAACAGTATATGCATCTAATAAAAATCCTACTTTGCCTGGCTCATTTGTAATTCTATCTGCAAATGTATTCATTATTATTCCTACATTTTCTCCATAATTATCTTTTATCATAGTAGATCTACCTTCTTCATATACAACATTGTGAATGTTACCAGCTGTTCTAGTTAGGAAATCTTCTGTATCTTCTTTTTCACTTTTTACAAATGAATTTGCAATTATATTTGCAAAACCAAATGCTTCATCATTTGCTGTTTTTTCATATATATTAATAATTTCATTTTGGAACTTTTCATCTATAGCTTTAAACTCTGTACTATCAAAAGGATCATCCATTTGCTTAATTCCTCTATAAAACTTTTTAATTAATTCTCTTGCTGGTCCATATATTCCAGTTTCATTTAGATATTTATTTGCCTCAATATCTAATTGAGTATCAAATTTTCTATTAAACATCCTAGTAGGATTAAAATCCATACCATCAACCTTTATACTAATGCTATCTTCTGCATAGGGATATGGTGCAAAGCCTAACTCTAAAGCATTATCTAAATTTAATTTCATTTCATAGTCATTTGTTCCTTGTATTCTTGTAAGTTCAAATACACCATTTTCTGCAAATCTATATGCATCTTCAAATGTTGGCATAACTTCATTACCTGCCATATTTTGAAAAGCATTTCTTAAATTTTCATCTGTGTTGTAATTTTGTTTTATATACATATTAAAAAATGCAGCTGTTTTATTTAAAGCATCATCATTACTAAGATTATGTACTGCTTCCATAGAATCTTTTATAAATGCAAATTCACCTCCTGTATTAGGTGCAAACATACTTACTCCATAATCTTCTTGTTTAATATAGTTTTCCATTACTTCATAAACAGCTTCGTTATATATTGTATTAATTGTGTTAGGATCAGTAATATTTTGACTTCTAACTTTAGTAAGTCTTAACGCTTCTGATTCTAACTGTGCATCAAAATTAGCTAGGTAATCTTTATTAAATTTTCCTAATGCAATTTCTGTTTCCACTAATGTTTCTAAAGCACCTCCTGTAGGTACTACACCTGTACCTAATATAGGTTCAAATATTTCAGAAACATTGTATTGAAAACCGAAAGTATGTTTATCTTTAATACCATGTTTGTTTAATCTATTTCTAATTATTTCAATATAATTACCAGTTGGACTTCTATTTTCATTAGATTGATACTCTTTTTTCCATGATGAAAATGATACAGTTTCAGGTATTCCTTCATCTATATCTATTTCAACTTCATTTTTTTTCTTTTGTATATAATCTTTTGCAATTTGTGTTGGTTCACTCCATTGTTTTTGAGCATTAAAAAAACTAAAAATATCTGTTACTTCTTTACTTAGATTATCAAAATCAACAATACCATTATCAGTAAGTGCTTCCCATTGAGGCAATACAACATCAAACATATTTACTATAGCTTCATCATTTCCTGCATCTACTAAGTCTATTATCTTACCTACATTTACTTGTTTAAATAATTCTTCCATTCCATGTGGCATTATTTGATTATCTCTAGCTATGTAGTAAATCATGTTTGCTTCTTCTAGTTTATCTGGACCAATACTTTGATATCCTTCTAAAGAATCTTCTATTCCTAATCCAGTACTAAGATTACTTAATAAACTTTTTACTACATCTGTTGTACTTAACCCTAATGTACTTAAATGTTTTTGATTTTCTTTACTATTTAATATTTCTTTATAATTAAAATTTTCATCTGCTAAAGACATACTATTTCTTAACTCAAACGCTGCTATATTAGATTGATATATATTTATTACTTGAGTATCTGTTGCAATAATATCTTTCTTTTCTAATGCTATTTGTATTTCTTCTAAAGTTGAAGGTACTTCTTCACCATTAACAAGATTAGTAAATAAATTATTTTCATTTGATATAGCAGTATTTATATCTCCTATATTTTCTAATAATGTTTTTATTTCTAAAGTATCATTTGCTGTTTTTTTTCTTTCAGCTATCTTTATATTAAAATCATTTAAAGATTTTGTTTGATTGTATGTATTAAGTCCTTTTTGAACTACACTATCTATAAGCTCTTGACCTATCTTTCTTCCTGTTTCATCTTCAAATACTTCATAATTAACACCTCTTACTCCACCTTCATTAAGAGAATAATTTCTTATAAATAATTGTGCTTGTGCATCTGCCTCTGCTACTTGTTCAGCATTAGTTACATCAATGTTTTGATAAAAACTTTTAACTATAGCATTTACTCTTTTTTGTTCTAAAGAAACCATCAATGCTTCTTCTGCTTCTTTTTGTGTAGATTTATTTAATTTAAAATTACTAGCTACAATCAATGCTTCATACTTTTCATTATGACTACCTAAAAAGTTAGTAACTTCTGTTGCAAAAAATTGATCTATTGCATCTATACTTTCTTGTGGACCTTGTGTTGTTATAGAATTATTTTCTAAAAAAGTATCTACATCAGCAAGTGTGTTTTCTAAATTATTTTGATAGCTATCATTCAGTTCTGTATATTCAATTATGTTTGCTTGTTTTCTTAATGTTTCAAATGAATTTAAGTTTTTTTGATTATAATATGATTCAGCACTAATACTTAATCTTTCTGGTACGCCTGTTAGTACACCATTAATATATCCATCACTTTCTTCTTGAAACTTTTGTAAATCAGGTTTTTCTCCTGACTTTAATATCGTATTAACTTTATCGTTTAAATACTTTGTAGTTTCTGTTTCAAAATTATTTTGCCATTTTGCATCTAATATCTTTACTTGATTTTCAGCTAATGTGTTTATGGTATCTGAAACTGCACCAAACATCTTGCTTATATTAGGTGAATATACATCAACAACTCCCATTCTAGATGCAGTACCAGAAGGTGAAACAAGTTCAGTTCTTCTTGTTCTTTTGATCTCTCTAACCATTTATCTTCCTCCTGTAGCTAGTTCTACGCCAAGTTCATTAGCAGCTTTTTTAGCTCTATCTCTAGGTGGTGTTGTAGGTTTTTTATAATAGTTATAGTAATTCCATCCATTAACTATGCTTGTTCCTGCATTTATAACAGATCCCATATTAGAATAAAAGGCTTGTTGTTTAGTATTAAAGATAGCTCTATCATAACTACTATTTATTTTAAGTGCATTTAATCTAATAGAAGATAAATCTTTATTAGTTATATCAATAATATCTTGTTGAATAGCATCAAAGCTAGGACTATCACCTACTCCTGATGCACCTCTTACAGCTCTGTTATTACTAAGAATAGTATTCATATCTCTCATTCTTGCATTTTCTGCTTGTAATCCTTCTAAGTATGATACTTTCTTTTCTTGCTCGTATCTTCTAGCCATTTCTTTAGTTTGAAGATTTGTTTGCTGTATCTGTACTGCTGAACCAGCAGCAGATATACCTGCACTAATAAGAAATAATGTTGCTGGATCTGCTCCCATTTTAAAATACTACCTCTAATGCTACACCTAATACCTTTAAAGGCAAGGGTGCTGTTTGTGTTATTTTTAATGTAGGTTCTCTATCATAGCCTAAAAAGAAAAACTCTTTCTTTCCTGTTACTTTAGCTACTGGAGCTGCTACATCAAAGTTTACATCTCTTATAACTAAACTTTTAGCAGTACTATCTGCTGCTTGTAAAGCTACATTTAATGAATCTGATAAATCTATAACTGCTCTAGATATTCTTTTTATCTGTCCTGTCAATGGACCATTAGCTACTTCTCTATCTATTGGCATAGTTTCAAGACTAGGTTCATAGTTAAATCCTACTACTACCCCAGCATTATGAGCTACATCAAAGGTTATTGTATCACTTGCTGATGTAACAAATGATCCTAATGAAAATGTACCATCAACAGCATTAACAGTTTCTTGCGTTAAATGAGCAGGACTATTATGAACACGCCCTGAAGTAATAGTAATTACAGCATTGTCACCAGGTGAAGAAGCTAATGCCTGGTCTAAAACAACAGTATGACCACTAGCTGTAGGTGTTACAGTTTGTATTTCATAACTACCAGTAATTCCAGCTATAGTAATAACATCACCTATATTCGGTGCAGTTGTATATCCATCTACATTTACACTAGTACCTGTTTGACTAGCACCATTTATTAATGGACTGCCTTGTTGATTAACTGTAGTTGTTCCTGAACAATCTAGTGTTAGATCATCTTGTTCTGCAAACTTTTCTAAAGTATATACAGTTCCACCTTCAAGTTGTCTTTTAACAACACAGAATAAATTTTCATTAATAGCTGTAATACTAGTAAACTCATCATTAGTCTTTGTACTCCATTGTGTCCAACCAGCTATTTTTTCTGCACGTACACTATGAAACAATCCAAGTGTTCCATCATTGTTTGTAAAAAAAGCAAACTGTTCTGGTCTAGTTGTTGTACCAGTTATCATAGCCATATCTACTGGAGCTTTCACTAAGTGTGACGCTAAGATAGATATAGATGTAGATGCATACGCATTTTCAACATCACTAAATAAATATTCACGAATAGCTTTACCATTCTTTTGTGCATACAATGTAGCACCATCAAATATAATAGGCTTAGCTCTACTACAACCATAAGGTGTTTGTCTAAGAAATGTTATATTAGCAGGTGTAACAGCAGAAGTATCTGTAGATGTAGGTACAAAATATTCACCACCATCTGTAAGAACTTGTAGGTTTCTTGAAGATACTAAATGTCTAATTTCGTTTACCCTATCACCAGATACAAATACATTAATAGCTTGATCTGCTAATCCTGTGCCTACTGCAAAGTTTAAATATTCACCTACTCTTGAACCTACTACAGCAGCAGGAGCATCTCTTACTCCAGCAAAGTATAATCTATTATCATGAAAGGTGACTGCTTGTGGAAATCCTCTTTCTGCTGATATTAATTGTTCTTCAAAATCTGCATGAGGTCCAGTAGAAACTACATCTTCTATAACAGTAACAGTTGCTTCAGTTGCGTTTGTTCTAGCAGTAATAAAAACTTGTTTACCATTTATCTTTAAATAAGTATTTACATGGTTAGTTGTAAAAAAATCTGCACTTGCTGTTGCTGTTCTACCTGTACCAGTAGCATGTGAAGATAATGTAATTGTTAAACCAGCAGCAGCGTATTTATAAAAAGGTTGTGTACTTTTATTTACACCACCTACAGATACACTTGTATCTTCTTCAAATGCAAAAGCTGATACTGTAAATGAAGTAGCACTTGTTCTTTTTATTTCTCTAATAGCGTTATTTCTATGTGTCAGAAATACAGTATCTCCAAACTGTGCAAAGTTTAATTCAAATAGTTGTGCTGTTGTCCAATTACAATTACTAGTTATATTTGTTTGTATAGCTGCACCATCAGATCCATAAACATCTAATCTATTATTAGATAAAACAAATACTGCTAGTTCATCATTAGAAAATATAAATGGAATAACTCTTGATTCCCCTGGTAATGTAGCTTTATATGTAGTTCCAGGTCTACGCATAATACCACCTTCATCTAGCAAGTACCAATTACGTAATGTCTTAGCTCCACTAAAGTAAGCATTAGCATCTGTTCTTGTAACGAGTAATGGATTAAGTTCTCCACTTGCAAAGTTAGTGTAGACTGTTCTTAAGGTACTAGCCATTAGTACCCCCTAGTAGTTAATCTGTTTGTTATAAATCTCTTTGTACTTAGTTTTTGTGTAGTGACTTCTTGACTGTCTGTATTCTTAGCAATAAGTATTTGTCTTTCTGCTTCATCACCAAACTGTTTAATCATACCTGCATCTCTAGCTACTGAACCAGCAAATCTAGATGCAAGTTTTAATTCTAATGCGTCTTTAAAATATGCAGGAAACTCTGATTCATCTTGTCTAAAAATATAATCAGCTATCAATGCTGACTGTGAATCATATCCATTTACAAATATTTTATCTCCGTATCTATTATATTGTATAGGTACATCAGCTACAGTAATTGTATTAAGTTGTAATAAATCTGGTGAGGTAGGTAGTTGATAAGCATATTCATATCTACCTGTAGGTGCAGCAGTTAATAAAGATAGTTGTTGTTGTTCTGTTGCAAATCTCCATCTGTGTCTACATAACATAGATTGTGTGAGATTCTCATAAAGATTAGAAGCTACTAATGCTTCTGTTGAACCATCATCAAAAGATGATATGGGTTGAGCACCAATCATGGTTAATGCTCTTGCACAAATGTCTACTTTAGTATCTGCCATATTTGTAGGGGGGAATAAATCCCCCCAATATCATTATGCTAATAATGCGACTGTTACTGTAGAGGCTGTTGCTGCTGATACAATTACAATATCTACAACACCATTTGATCCACCACTGTTTACAATGATTACATCACCAGCGTTCAGGTCACCTGTCGCTGCTAAAAAGTAATCTGCATCATCAATAGTTCCTATAGCATCTCCATCAGAGTAGTACCATAAGGAATTACTATCTCCCATTTGAGAGATCTTCTTAATTGGATTTGAAGTTGCGTATGCCATTATTTACTCCTACTCTGCACATTTCTGTATTCTTACACCATCACCATCAATTAGGACTGCTCCCATTGACATGTATGAAGTTGTAAGGTGTGCTACTTTCTCAGGAATATAGTTTACTTCAGTTCTTACGTCTGAACCAACACCCATACCTAGAGATGATTTATGGAAAGCCATTGTGTGTCTATCTGTTGAACCAGATGTTGGTAGACCACTAAAACCCATCCACATGAAAGACAACCATCTTTTAGCTGTCATTCCACCTTTGTAAGGTAGATCTGCTTCACCGATATATTCAGCTCTTGAGAACTGATCTATATCTAATAGGTCTGACCACTGTTTTGGACCGACTACCCAATATCTTTGTCCATCATCTGGAACATCATTGTTTCCAAAGATTTCAAAAACGTTTTGAGCTTTGTCTAAGTTCATACCAGTAGTAGAACCAGCAGAGTTATTTGCTAGTGCTGTTGCACTTGCATCAAAAGTATCAGTGATGATTTCATCAGTCTTACGACCAAGAGCATATGCAGCGTTTTGTGCTACAACGTTTCTCTCATCAATGTTTATTTTGAGTTCGTCTAGTTTGTCTACGTAATCAGCGGCATAAAAGTCTGATAATGTTGCAGTTACATTTGAGTGTACTGAGTTCATAGCGACAACCTCAGCGTGTCTTGCTTTAGTTGAAGCAGAACCTTTCGCTACTTTTTGGAACTGAACAGTATTACCTTTTACACCATTAACATTACGTACCATAGGCTTCAATTTTGAACCCATGCGTTGATAAGCCATGTGAACTTCAGCTTCAAACTGTTTCACAAATGCTTGATCTATCGTTGCTGTCATTGTGTTTTCCTTTTCATTTGTTTGTTTATTTCCAAGTTGTCGTCATAAACTTTCACTAAGTTATCCATTACTGGGCAAAGTCCAGTTTAAATCGGCTTGTTAATTCAGATATATTATATTTTTGTCAGCTTTACAAGACAAGATGCAGGAAAAACATTGACATCAGCAAAGGTATATGAACCATCATCTTCCCTTATATAACTAGCAAATGTCTTAATGTACTTCTTATTTCTTGAATAGATGTATGCTTCTGTAGTAATTAATGCTGGAGATAGCTTTTCCATATCTCTATCAGAGAGCCAGGCACTATCTCCAGTAGGATCTTCCCATATTATTTTATATTTCTTATATGGAAACTTAACCATATTTCTTCTGATATAGGTCTGTTACTTTCCTAATGTATGATTGATCTTTTGATCCTTCTTTCCAATAGCGAGGATCTTGCATCATAGACTGTAGATCTCTTTCATCTAGTTCTACATCTACTACAGTATTATTATTCGGTAATGGTTTATTCTTAGATAAACCCATTATTTCTTCTAAAGCTTTAACGCCTTCAGCAGTAGCAGCCATATTGGCAATAGCATTATAGGAATCAGTAGATAAATACTTCTTGCTCCAAAGATCAGCAGCTTCAATACGTTCTTTTGCATTATCACCCAACTTCCCCATTTCTTCTTGAAGATTCGGCAGACCTGCAATCTCATTATTAACAAAAGCCGCCACTCCCTGGTTGAATACTTCCTGTGATAACCCATTATCTCTACAAATTTGTTCCCAAGATTTGACAAGTTCTTGTTCTGGATCAACTGTAATTTCAACATCTTCTGGTATTTCTGGTAGCTTTACTTCATATGATTCAGGAACGCTAGACTTTCTTTCTGCTTCCATATCTTCACGTACTTGTTTCGTAAGATCTTCAGTTCGCATCCCAAACTTTTGTTCCAATGCTTTGTATGATGCACCCAATTCTTCAACTTTAATTTCATTTCTATCTGTATCCCAAAACTTTTCTGGAATATACTCAGGTATCTGCACTTCACTAGTGCTTTCTTGAGATACCTCTTGTGTTGTTTCTTGTGTTTCTTGTACTTGTTCTTCTGACATTAGACCTCCTTATCAGATTCAATTCTTCTCTTGACGATAAAATATAAATATCTCATACCCTCAAGATGTCTTAAATGCTCGTTGCTTACATCTTTACCAGCAACAGCATCTACTGTTATAGACCTTAAATAGTCTAAAACCTTTTTACCAATTTCACTATTAAATAGTGTAGCCATATCCGTATTAAGTTCACGTTCTTTTTGTTCTGTACGATAAAATCCATCAATAGATAGATGGCTTCCTTTAGGTTTGCTCTGGAGCTGCTCCCAACTCATTCATTCCTCCTTGTTGTTGTTGCATTACTTGTTGCATCTGTTGCATTACTTGTTGCTGTTCAGCTGCATCTCTAATAATTTTTTCTGGAAGATTCATCTTTTCTGCTAAATATCTAGCTACTTCTTCTTGCTTTACAATAAGATTTAATACCTGTGGTCCAAATGTTTGACCTAATGTTGCATTAAATCTATTAACATCTGCAATATCTTGTTCGTTCTGCGCTCTTGATAATGGAGATTCTGGTATAATTTTTATCTCTTTATTGTTTAATGAAGGTAATTCTATTCTACCTTGCTTCTTTAAAATGTAGATAACACGTCTAATTAATGGCATGATAAACTCTGACTGTAGTCTGCCAAAAGAAGATCCAATCTGTCTTGATAGATCTGCCATTCTTTCTGCTACTTCTGTAGCTGACATAGGTGTACCTTTAGTTGGACCTAATGTTTCCATATACAATGCTTTTCTAATATTACTTCTCATATCGTCTAATACTAATTGAGCAACATCAAATCTTCCTGCACCATTGATAGGTTGTAATCCTCTAGATCCTGGAGCTACTGGGATAATTGTGCCAGGCACTAACTGAATATTGTCTGGATTAATTACTCCATCATCTTCTATTTGATAAATACCAGATATGTTCATCTGTGCATTTTCTAAAATTAATTCAATAGTTAAGTTAGTAGTTTTGATTGCTGACATAGCATTAAATACTGGACCACGACCATATACTTCACCACTAGCTTTGTTCCATCTAAATGTAATAAAGGGATTAGAACCTTGTCCTTCAAACTGATCTTCAAATATTATTTGTTCATGATCTTTTACACAAACAACATAATCATAAACTTCTTTGTTTGGATCTTTATAATTTCTCATTGTACCTTCTATGACAGTACATTTAGCATCTGGTTCATTATTTACTTTATCTTCTAATGATTCTAAGTTGGCATCAGGATATAATATTTTAATATCTCCTAATCTTATTTGACGCTTTCTATATACACAGTCTACCTTATTATCTGCTCCTGCATTTAAGTATACGTGTGGTAATGGAATAGAATTAAAGACTATAGGATTAGTTGATGGACCTTCATTAACTAACATCACACCAGTACCAATAGCTAAATCCATAAATGATTCATGCACTTCTTGATTAAAATTAGATGCATGTAGTACCTCAAATATATAATCTGTAATAGAATCTAATTGTTCATCTACTTGTGGAGCTAACTGTTTTGGTATTTCCATACCTGCTTTTAAATTTATCCATCTACCAAATGTAGGAGTAATACCTGCTTGTAATCTAGAAGCAAACTCTTGTATTCCTACTACAGCTGTTTCATCAAAAATTCTATCTGTTCTTTTTTGTCCAGGTGCTTCATCATAAAATGCTTCTCTGCCTGGCATAGTATATTCATAAGCTTCTTCAAACTTTGGAATCCAATTTGTTTTTAATTGTTCTGCGTGACTAAACTTTTTAAGAAATGTTTTGGGATTCATAACTCCAGTATTAGGAGCAGATCTATAATTATAACTGTACATTAATTCATTGTTCCACCAAACCCTCTGCCTTTAACAGTAAGGAATGGTCTTGTTTTATCTGATGATCCACCAGCTTTAGATAGAGCTAATCTTTTTTCTAATCTCATTTTTCTATCATTATCTGCTATATCATTTGTTGTATTCATTTCTTTTGCTTTTGTTGGTTGATTAGTACCAGCATCTTTCCCATCTCCATAAGAAAAGAATCCTGCTTTTGATACACCTTTCATAACTAAACCTATAGGACTTAAATTTCCAGTAATAGCTGCACTAACTAAAGAAGGTATTACTCCTTCTGTCTTAACCATAGTTGGTTTATCATCTATGTATTTAATACTATTATAACCCATTAATCCTCTAGCCATATCTCCACCTAACTGTTTAAGTGTTGGAGCTGTTGCAGTAAGCTGTGGTGTTGTCTTTGAAAGTATAGTTCTGCCTTGTTCATCTTTCATTCCTGTTCCAACAAAACTAACTCTTTCTACTCCATCAGCACCTACAAATTTTTTAGCACCTAATACATCTCCTGCTTCCATAACTTGTAAATTTTTTGCATATTTTTCTACATCAGCTGGTCTACGATATTTAGAACCTATCTCTCCAATGTTTTGACTTATAGCTTTAAATGATTTACCTGTTGTTCTTTTAATTGTTTCTGCTTCTTTTTGAGTAGCACCTGCTAATCCAGTTGTTCCAGACATAGCTAATGATTGACCTGGACCTATAGCTTGACTTCTACTACTACTTTTAGATGTAGATGTGCTAGATCCCATTATACTTCTTTACCTTCTTGATAAAAACCTCTACCACCAGCTCTAGCAAATAAAGATCTACTTCCTATTTTACCAGCAGCAAATCTTTTCTTTCTATTTTCTTCAGCCTTAGCTAATTCTTCTTTTTCTTTTTCAGCAGCAATACGTTCTTCTTCCATTTGTTTTTCAAATGCTACTTCACTAGCTGGTTTTACATATTTTTTTGGTTTTAAAAATCCCATTGTTCGCAACCTTGTTTCTTTAAATATTTATATAACTGATAAGGGGTAATAATCAACTTATTTATTCCTAATATTCTCATTACTATAGTAACACAAGAGTGTTCTCTCAACCATGCTGCTTGGAATAATCTAAACTTCTGCCTGAATAATTTAGCTTTTATGAACTTACCATTGTGATCTTTAACGTAATCAAAGACTTTAGCTACATCTTCACCATCTATAATATTAATATCTAATCTTTTATGAATATGCTCTATAGCTATCCATTTCTTTTGCTTAGGATCAAATCCTAACATACCACAATGAGCCATATTGTTTCTTCTAAACATATGATACCACTCCTCTTTAGGTGGATCATAAAAATATATTAACCATTCCTTCGGAAAATATCCCACTTCTTCCTCCTGTTCATTGAACTACGATCAAATATATTCCAGTTCTTATAAGCATTAGATACTTGTGGTTTTGCTGGACCTACTGTTAATGATCTGCCTTCTCCTGCACCTAGCATTAAATATTGTAATGCATCATGTACGTGTGAAAATTTATTCTTATTAGGTTTATCTTCATATCTTTCTCCAGACGTTTGTATTCTTCTGTAATGATATCCCCCTAAAAATCCTTTACGTAGTGACTTACAAGTTTTATTTAATAAAAATCCTGCCTTACCATCTACCATTCTATTCAATGCAGCTTCTACAGATTCTATTCTAAGACCTACATCATTAGATGGTGCTGGAAATGCCTGGATGCCTTGTTGTCTGAGTATCTGAAAGGGAGTTGTTTCATCTGTCTGCGCTCTAAAATCTCCAGCTGGATCTCCAAATATTTTTAAATCTTTATCTGCACAGTGTTTAATTATCTCATGCTTGAGTAATTCACCAAACTTAACTGTACCAATATCAAAACAAACTAGTTCATGAAGTATTAACCATCTACCATCAGGTAGCTTCTGACCAAATACAGCAGAAGGTGTAAGACCAAAGTCTAATCCAATGTAAACTGTAGTAGGTGCAAAATCTATTTCATCATCTGCTATGTGTACATCTTCTCTAAATGAACCATAAACAAGTTTACCATCTTCAATAGTTCCTAATCTATTTAAAACGTAAACATCAATCCAAGACTTACTTTTTCCTCTAATGATATTTGAATAGTAATCAGGTGTAACATTTTGGATATTTTCTGCTGAACTATTAAGCTCGTAACTTTTAATTTTATCATCTTCTTTTTTTTCTATCATGCCTGGGGGTTGTACAAAGAACTGCCAGTTATCTGGTTTAACTAACATTAATGATTCTTCTTGATTCATATGATCTGGTACAGGCACTTCACCAGACATAATGGACCACCAATGATCTTCATCAGGTGCATTAGTATCTGCTATAACACCATACCATGAAGGTCCACCATCTTTCATAGAAGGGAATCTACCTACACGCATAGTACATGCATCTACAATAGACTTGGGAATCTCTCTTGCTTCATTAATCCATACACCAGTTAATTCTAAAGACAATAACTTCTTGACATCTTCTGGTCTATCTAGTGCTAAAAAGATAACTTCTAGCTCTACATCACCTACATGAATGTTATGGGTAAAAGGAACTGAGTACAAAAAATTTCCAAAAGAATTTTCTGGAAACCAATCTAACCACGTTTTAATAGTTGTTGTTTTTAATTGGGGGTTTGTATTTCTAATGACTGCCCATCTAGATTTGCGTTTACC